TCAACGAACACGATACTGTCTCCCGGCCAAGAAAATGATAGCTGGGAGACAGCACTTAGTTACCTAATCAAGCGCACGCACCGTTAGCGTAGCTGCACGCTTGGTGTAGGCTTGCTTCGCAGGCACGACCCTCTCAGGCTGCGCCTTGTAGGTGCGCTCCGCCCATATGACGCGGTAGGCATTGTTCCCGACAAGACCTCGCGCACCCTCATGGCTACCCATAATTTCCTTGATCGCAGCTTGCGCGTCATCAATGCGCGCTTCCGCTGCGGCTTTGGCTTCCTTGGCCTCGACCAGTTCCGCCAGCATACGGTCGCCATCCGGGAATGAGGACAGGTCTATGTCCGGCGCGCCATCATCGACACGCGCATACGCACGATCCGCGTCGGCGCTTGATGCGGCAGGATACCAATCGCGGTTGCGCTTGCGGTCCTCAAACTCATGCACGGCTGCGGTGATGCGCTTCTGCATTGCCTCGTCTGCCCGATACACGAACAGGCGCAGTTCAATGCCACGATAGAAGGTGGCGACGACGCCCCACTTGTGTCCGGCACACATCATCTGTGCCTGCAACTGCCACGGTCCACGGAAGGGCGGTGGCACATCTTCTGGCGCAGAGGATGTTAGCTTGCTCTCGATGATGCCCGTGCCGCTCATATCAATGCGGTCGGCGTTCATGCAATAGATGCCATGCTCAACGCTGGTTGTGATGACACCCTCACCTACGGCAGAGCCATCAAGTGAGCAGGCCAACGGCAGGGTGTCATGGAAGAAGGCTTCGGGAAACTCAAGGCACAAGTCCTTCAAACCAAGGCGATCAGCCGCTTCCGTAATGATCGTGCCTTCGAGACGATCACCCCAGCGCGTTGCTTCATTGCCGGTCCATGTGTCCTCGCGCGTGCCTTCCATTGTTTCGATGGCGTCACGCAGCGCATCGTTGGGCGTTTTGTATCGTGACATGCCCATGATTGCGGGCAGCGTGGATGCAGTTGCAATGTCGTCCGGAGTAAGTTTGCCAACCATTAGATGTATTCTCCGAGGATAAAGCCGATAACGAAAGCAATGGTCGCGGCCATTGCAAGCGCGCCCCAAGGCGCGGCGGCGTAATGGCGCGACGGTGGTGTGGCGTCGATGATGTGCATCGCCAGCATTTTTTGAAACATAGTCATGCGTAGTTCTCCAACATATTGCGAACGCCCGTGTCATGCCACTGCGTGCCAAAAGCAGGGATGCCGGTGTCGTTCAGGGTTGCGGCAATAGCACGATAGCTTTCACCATGAGCGCGGAGTTTCTGTGCGACTGGAAGCGCCTTCGCGCACACACTCTCCATCTTATTCTTAATGGCTGCGGATGTAGCGGCACCGCCTTTGCGCGGCGTTGGGCAACCTAGCTTCATGCCCCGCGCCTTCTTCTCAGCCAGCGCAGCTTTCGTGCGCCGACTAATCTCCTCGCGTTCGTGCTGTGCGAACACAGCGCGGATGCCGAACTCAAGTGTCCCCATGCCCGGCATGTCAGCGGCTTCAATCTCTACGCCACTGTCGCGCAGGCGGAACAGGAACGATACGCTGCGCGACAGGCGATCTAGCTTGGCGATCAGGATCGCAGCGCCCTCACGCTTGCAGTGTTCCAGAGCCTTATCAAGTTCTGGGCGGTCGTCTTTCTTGCCGCTTTCGATTTCGGTGTAGGTGGCGATGACGCGATCCATGTATGGCGCAGCCATCGTTTGCTGCGCGTCGAGGCCAAGGCGGGACTTGCCCTGCTTGTCAGTAGAGACGCGAAGATACAGAACGTACTTATCATGTTTCAGCATGTGTGTTCCCTCTTGTGTGTGTGCTGCTATCAATGTTATATAGAAATGAAAGCTACACCCGCAAGGGCAAACGAAGGAATTTTTTTTATGAGCGAATACAAACCCTGCATGTTGCGTCTGCGTGTCGAGACACACCAGATGTTGCGCGATGCAGTCGAAGAAAGTTCTCACCGCAGCATGTCCGCGCTGGCAGATGAGATACTGCATCTAGCGTTGGCGCGTCTGTCGGAGACGCAGGAAGCGCGCAGCGGTATCGACCGGATGATTGAAGCTGCCAGCAAATGAAGCCCGGCGGCGGCAGGATGAAGGGTGCTGCGTTTGAGCGCGAGGTTGCGGCCTTGCTGCTCGACGAACTTGGCATCGCGTTCAAGCGCGAGATCGAACAGTATAGGCAGAGCGATCTTGGCGACCTGCGTCCTGTTGATTGCGACAACTGGCCGTTCGTCATCGAGTGCAAGCGGTATGCTTCGGGCAAGCAAGCGAAGGACGCATGGTGGGAGCAAGCCTGCACGGCGGCACGCGCTGCTGACCTGTTGCCCTGCCTGATTTACAAGTACGACCGATCACCGATTAAGTGTGTGATCCCAATCGCAGCGTTCGCGGAGATGTGCGAAAGCACAGGAACCTACGATTGGAAGTGGAAAGCGGAACTGGATTTTGACGTGTTCTGCTTTATCACACGGGAGATGCTATGCGACCCAGATACGAACGACCTCGTGACCTGACGAACGAGCAGCGCGTTGCTGCACGCATGAAGGAACGCGGGATAGAACTACGCAAACTGCCGATTTCGTATCGGCTGGACTTCGCAATGTTCCGCGACGGCAAGCTGCGCGGGTTTGCAGAAGTCAAGGCGCGCAACAATAGATTCCGCAGCTATCCAACGCTCATGATTTCGCTGGGCAAGGTGATGGCTGCGCGCCAACTGGCAGAGATTAGCGACACGCGATCCGTGTTGCTTGTGAAATTCCTCGACGGCATTTACTGGTGCAATTTTGCAACACCGTTCGAGGTAGCAATGGGTGGGCGCTGGGACCGGGGCGATGACGATGATGTCGAGCCGGTCGCACACTACCCAATCGAAGCGTTCAAAATTGTTTGAACGTAATTCAACGAAAAGGAAAACGTAATGGGTTTAGGATTTTCAACTGAAAGCAAGTCGTCTGGCGACATCATCCCCATTCTAAAATGGGACGCTAAGGCGGGCGACATGATCCGGGTGGATCGTGAGCAGGATGCCAGCGGCGCATGGATCAAGAACGAGGAAGAAGTTTCGTTCCCGTGCAAGTTCGTGGCTGACCTCGACGCAATCGAAGTGGGCTGGCTTTCGTTTGACAGTGGCGCGCCTGACTTCCGAATGGTGCGTATCGGTGAGGAGATGCCGGAACGCCCCTCCGCTGGACACAAGAACGCTTTCCGTCTCCGCATCTACAACAAGGAGATGGGCCTGCGCGAGTTCTCGCACAGCGCCAAGACCGTGCTGCGGAAGATGGACGAACTGCACAATCAGTTTGAAGCAGAGCGTGGCGCGAACGCAGGCAAGGCACCTGTCATTGAGATCGAAGGCACGGAACCAGTGAAGATCAACACGCCGCAGGGTGAGTTGCGCTTCAAGGTTCCAAGCTGGAAGATCGTCGCGTGGGTGGATAAGCCTGATGAAATGTCCGGCGCACCTGCACCTGCTGCTGACGTGCCGGTAGATATGCCAGCAAGCGAGGAAGACCTCTTTTAATTACAAAGGCGGGGGGCTATGCTCCCCGCCTTTTATTACGCACACACACGGGACACACACACATGGCTGAAAACATCGGCGCATATATGGAGCAAGTCGCCCGACACTACTGGGGCGAACCCACAAAAAAGCACGGCATGAAGCTGCGGTGGGGAAACAAGCAAGGGCGCGAAGCTGACCTGCGCAAGGGCGTATGGTTTGACTATGAACTGAACTGCGGCGGTGGCGTCGTCGATCTGGTCAAGCATTTCGAGGGTGCTACTTTAGGTGGTATCAGCAAGGTGCTACAAAACAAGTTCGGCATCGCTGGCCCGCAAGTCGTGCAGCTAAAGCCGCGCGAATTTCTTAGCAAAGTTTTCGATTATTTCGATGAGCATGGCGAACTGCGCTATCAGGTGCTGCGCTATGAGCCTACGCGCTACATACAGCGCCGCCCGGATGGCGATGACTGGGTTTACAAAATGGAAGGCGTCGAGCCTCTGCCCTATCGCTTGCCCGACATGCTTGAGAAACCAGACGCGACCGTGTTTGTGGTCGAGGGAGAGAAGTGCGCGGACGCACTTGCGAAGTTGGGCTTGGTTGCGACCACATCGCATGGCGGTGCTGGCAAGTGGCGCAAACCGTTGAACAAATACTTCGAGGGCAGGCGCGTGATCGTGCTGCCCGATAACGATGATCCGGGTGCGCGTCATGCGGATGGTGTCATCACGCACCTGCTACCCATCGCGAAAGAGATTCGGCGCGTTGAATTGCCGGGGCTACCGCCGAAAGGCGATATCGCGGATTGGCTCAATGCGGGTCAGGATTTGGATACGCTTCGCGAGTTCTGCAAACGTGCGCCTGTAGTGGAAACCGCGCCGGATAAAAAATCAGAAATTTCAGAACAAAATCCTAGCCATATCTATGAAGGCGAGGACGAAAATAAAAATGCTGGCGCCCTCATTAGTGAGGGCGAGGGCGGCGCGCCTGACGTGTTTCCGCTCATGACGTTGGCCGAATTGCGCGCCATGCCCCCGGTCGAATGGTTGGTCGAAAACCTGCTAACACGTACGGGGTTAGGCGTGCTGTACGGCCCGCCGGGCGCGGGTAAATCGTTCGCGGCGCTCGAACTCGCGGCATGTGTAGCGCGCGGCCAGCCGTTCCACGGGTTAGCGGTTGAACAAGGCGCGGCCATATACATTGCAGGCGAAGGTGTTGGCGGCCTTGGCAAGCGTGTTAAGGCATTGGAAGCGGCGCGCGGCTGGCAAGGGGACGCGCCACTGTACCTGTTAG